CATCGTGGTCTAGGAGGATGACGTCGCAAGGATCCAGTGCCAGCCGTGATGGCGGCAAGCGGAACACCGCACTTTCGCGACCCACCCACGCCTCCATCAGCGCGCGACGGCAGCGGCGTTCAGCTTCTTCCGGTGGGATCGCCATGGGGAACGACTCGGACGCAATGCGGGTGGTGTCGACGGTGATGCGGCGCGCCTCGACCTGTGCTGCGTCATAATCCTCGTCGGCCCGCGCGACCTGCCATTTCAGGGCCTGCGGCAGTTCGGTTTCCTGCGCGCGGGTCAGTTCCATCACGTCGCCTTGTGCGGAGGCGGGCGCGACCATGTTGTCGGGCGTGATGGTCAGACCGGCTATGCGGCCGCGCATCAGGAAGCGGATGCGCCCCTCGCTCTCGACAGCATCGAACCCAAAATGCCGGGCCAATGTGGAAATCGACGCACGCGGGGCTTCCAGAGCGGAAATCACATAGCCCTCGACCGCGCCCCAAAGGCCGGAGACGTCGATCAGCTCTTCCGGCATCCCGGCGCGCAAGCAGAGGTGCCGCACCAGCGCCGCCAGCGACACCGCGCCCAGCCGCCCGGTCAGCCAGTGCCCGAGCCGCCAGTTCGGCCCATCGGTCCAGACATCGGTCAGTTCGGGAAAGAACGGATAAGGCCGTGCGTCCCACGTCCAGGCGGCGCATTCGGGCACATGGACCATGCGATTGCCGTAGACCGAGGACACCGGGTTGTTCGCCGACGTGCCCCAGTATAGAAAACTGGCTTCCAGATAGGCCCGCTGGATCGCATCGTCGCGCCACCCGCGCGAGAAGTAGGGAGTGAAGCTTTCCGAGGATTTTGGGTCGAAGAACACGTTCGGCTGGTTGGTGCCGCGATCAATTGCCGGGCAGCCGAGTTCCGTGAACCAGATCGGTTTCGATTGCGGCACCCATGCGGTTTGCGTCCCGCTTTCCACCCCGCCCGGGCGGTTGAAATGCGGGTTTTGCCACCAGGCGCGCAGATCCTTGAAGCGAAAGACCCATGGTTTGGCTGCCGCACCATCTGTGATCGGCGTGCGGTTCTGCGCAGTTCGATCAAGGGCGCTGGCATAGAACCAGTCAAAGCCTTCGCCGCCGGTGATGTTCGATTGCAGATAGTCCCGGTCATAGATTGCAGGCGCAAGTGCCGCGTCGGCATGATCGAACCCGTCGCGCCAGTCCGACAGCGGCATGTAGTTGTCGATGCCGATGAAGTTGATGTTGGCGTCTGACCAGAGCGGGTCGAGGTGGAAGAACACATCGCCGGAGCCGTCGGCCGGATGGTGCCCGAAGTATTCCGACCAATCTGCTGCATAGCCGATCTTGGGCCCAGCGCCGAGGATCGTACGCACATCCGCAGCGAGAGCCTTGAAGGCAGCAACGGCGGGATAGGTGCTCGCGCCTGAGCGGATCGTGGTCAGGCCGGGCATTTCTGAACCGATCAGGAAGGCATTGACGCCGCCTGCCGCTTTGCAGAGATGCGCATAGTGCAGGATCATCCGGCGCAGGGAACATTCACCGACCGGGCCGGTCCAGCTGACAATGGTCCCCGACAAGCTGAAGTTGGCTGGTGTGGCCGTGCCGAACAGCGCTGCGACCTGCGTTGCAGCGGTGGCTGTCTTGTCCACCGACCCTGCAAAACCCGCAGCCGGGGAACAGGTGATGCGGCCGCGCCAGGGGAACGTCGGCTGGCCAGATGTGGCGGCATTGGCGCTGTACGGGTTCGGCTTTGTGTTGCCGGGTGGGACGTCCAGCAGCAGGAAAGGATAGAAAGTCACGCGCAGCCCGCGTGCCTTCATCTCTTGGATCGCTTGCACCACTGCAAAGTCGGCAGGCGTGCCACCATAGACGGGACGGTCTTCGGCATCGCGGCTGACCAGAAACGCATCGGCGCGTGCAACGCCATTCACGACCCAAGCCGAAGGCGTCGTCGTCTTGGTGTCCACCTCGACGCCAGGACGCACTTTGCAGTTTCCGGCCCGCAGATCATCCCCGAACCAGGCCACGACCAGGCTGACGCTTTCCACAGTCGGAGCGAGGGACTGCAGCCGGTCCAGCGCCACGACGATGTCGGCGGTGTCGGTGATCGCATTCAGGTTCTCGGCAACGGTCGCCCCACCAGAACCGGTGGTCTTCTTCACCGGGGCCGTCGCATAGGTGAATTCGCCCGAGGCCGGGATCATCGTCACCGCTTTCACCAGCCCCTCGGCGGTGTCGGGATCCGCGAGGGGCCGGAACACCTCGAAGCTGATCTGGGGCAGGCGATTGCCGAAGGCGCTGAGGTTCAGTTCCTCGAAGACGACATAGGCGGTGCCTCGATAGGCCGGGGTGCTGGCTGCACCCATCTTGGCGGCGATGAACGGATCGGGGGATTGGACCTCGTCACCCGGATACCAGCGCCAGGTCACGCCGGTCATGTCCATGGCTTTGCCGTCGGCCCAGACGCGGCCAATGCCGGTGATCTCGCCCTCGCACAGCGCCACCGCGAAGGACGCAAAGTAGAGATACTCGGTCGTCGTGACCTTCGGCCCACTGCCCTTGCCGCCGCCCTGACTGGTCGTGTTGACCTCTTCGCGGAAATCCGTGGCCCAGATGATGTTGCCGCCGATGCGCATCCGGCCGAACAGGCGCGGAATCACGGCCCCTTCGGTGGAGGACGTGATGCGCAGGCTGTCGAGCCGTGCGCCCTCGATGCGTTGGGCGGGAGCCAGTGACGACACGATCCAGTTGTCGACCACCGACCCGATGGTCGATCCGATAAATCCGCCAATCGCCGCGCCGGAAAAGCCAAGAATGGCCCCGCCAAATGCGCCGCCAATCGCGGAGCCGACGGCACCGAGAACCAAAGTTGCCATGTGTGGGGTCTCAAGGTTTGGGGAACTGGAAGGCGAAGGCGATGCGCCGCCGCCAAGTGGGGGTCAGAGTTTCCTCGACGACGCCCAGCCGCTCATAGGCATGGATGAAACGGTCGGGCCCGGTCAGGATCCCGACATGCTTGGCGATAGCGCGCGGGGCCATCCGGAACAGGAGAAGTGCGCCGGGGTTGGCGGCTGAGGGCATGATTTCCGGCATCATCCGGCGCGCACCTTCCGCCAGCACCTCGCGCGGACCGGTCTCGCCCCAATCCCGGCTGTAAGGCGGAATGGGGAAAGGCTCGTCGCCGACCACCTCACGCCAGACGCCGCGCGCCAGCCCAAGGCAATCGCATCCCACACCGCGCAGACTGGCTTGGTCGTGGTAGGGCGTGCCGAGCCAACTGCGGGCGGTGGCGATGATGAAGGCGGGATCGGCGCAATTCACAGCACGTTTCCTTCATGGCCGCCGTCCTGGCTGGCATAGCGCAGGACTGCATCCTGACCCGGAATGTTGGGAAAGCCCCGGAAGTTGGCCGTGTTGGCGAACTTGGCACTGCAGGTGGCGATCCTCTTGTCGCAGCCCGCGCGTGCGATGAAACTGTCACCCTCTGCGATGGGCAGAACTGGCGCTTCTAGCAATGTCATTGTGGCGATGGCATCGGCCAAGCCATGCGCCAGCACCTCGGTGACGCGCCCCGCATTTGCACCACTGGTCCAGGTCAAGGTGCCGGAGGTGAACCAGCCCGCATCAAAACCAGCCAGCCCGGACGCCATGAACGCCCGGTCGCGCAAGAGGTCGGTGACGACGCCCATGCCCTTGTAGATTGCGTTTTCCAGATCGATCCCGCAGCGCGCATCGCCCAATCGGGCGTCGCACCCCGCCTGAAACGTCCGCCCGACCGTCTGGCCCAGCACATGCGCCAGCGACCGGACTTCCGCGACAAACACCATGCGCCCGCGCCGGATTTGTCCGACAGCACCCCGACGAAGCAAGACGCGCTGGCTGGTATCGACCCAATTCACCCGCCACAGCTCCACCGCTGCATTGTCCCAGCGCCCGTCGAGGATGTCGGTTTCCGTGATCCGGTCGGAGGTCAGCACACCAGTCGCGTCTTGCGCGTCGACGGCGAGGTCAGACCCAGCACGGATTTCCGATGCGGCGAACCCGCTCTCCGGTTCAAAGTCCGTGCCATCAAAGGTCAGAGGGCGGTCGTGATCGGTAAATCCCAGCGCCACACCATCGCTGCGCGAAATCCGCCAACACCAAGACAAGGTTGTGGTGCCATCATCGAGATGAGCCTGCAGCGCAGGGGAGAGGTTTTTCATCTGCGGATTTCCAAGAGCGGGATGGCGGTGATCGATCCCAGCCGTTCAAAATCGAGGGTCACGTCGAGCGTGTCGCTGTCGAAGCGCACCGGCACATCGAATTCGAATCCGGCACGAACGATGACGCCACCTGCAGGGGCAGTGGTGAAGGTGATGACGCCGGTGGGGGCATCCAGCGTCCAGCCCGACAACTGTTCCACCATGCCCAGCGCCACGCGAACGGTTCCGGTCACGGGTTTTGCGATGGTCCTGACCCATGTTTGCGGGCCGGAGGTGTAGCGTTTGGCCAGTTGGAAGGTTTGCAGGCTACCGGTGCCGGTGCCAATCTGCTGGTCGGTTGAGGTTATCCCCTGAGAGGGCAGGGCAGATTTGTAGTCGGCCCAGTCCTTGTAGCGGAAGCCGTGTAGGCGGCCGTTGCGGGCCTCGAAGAACGCCACCACCGCCGCGAGATCATCGGCGCGACGGATGCCATAGGCGACATCATAGCGGCGGCGCGAATTGGCCCAGCTGGCGTTGCGTTCCTCGTCGCCAGAGGCCAGTTCGACCACTTGTGTGCGCCGTTCAGGGCCGCCGCGCGCGCCGCGGCTGATGTTGTCGGGGAAGCGCACCTCGTGAAACGCCATCACATGCCCCTCCGGCCGAGGGACACCGCGCGGGCGATGTCGGCCG